TCAACGAGGTGATACGCCAGTTTCCCTTTAGCGAAGCGGAAGCCTTTAGGGACAGCGCTAAGTCATCGGTCTTTAACGTGCAAAAGATTTACGAGCAGGTGCAGTACAACCAAGAGCTGTACCCCAATCCTGTGCTACAGGGTAACTTCGTATGGAAGGACGGGCAGCAAGATACCGAGGTGTATTTTAAGCCCGATGCCAACGGCAGGTGGCGTGTCACATGGATGCCCCCCTTTGAGCTTCGTAACAAATCAGGGCCGCAGAACAATTGGCTTGGCGTGGGAGGAGTAGACTCCTATGACATCGACGCCACGGTGGATGGCCGCGGCTCTAAAGGCGCGTGCCATCTATACAACAAGTTCAACCTGCTGCATCCCGCGAATATGTTCGTTGCAGAGTATGCCTCTCGCCCCCCGCTGGCTAAAATATTCTACGAGGATATTCTGATGGCCGCCAAGTTCTACGGCTATAGCATCCTTATCGAGAACAACAAGTACGGCATCGCCAGGTACTTCGAGCAGCGCGGATACGACAACTATCTGCTAAACCGCCCTGAGCACCTGGGCTCCGGATACGGCAGCAGCACCAAGACAAAAGGCATCCCCTCTAACTCACAGGACATCATACAGGCTCACGCCCAGGCGATTGAGGCATACATCCACTTCCACGTGGGCAGGAACGAGGAGACTGGAGAGTTTGGAAAGATGTACTTTGAAAGGACCCTTGAGGATTGGATTGGCTTTAAGGTAGACGACCGAACTGCATTTGACTTATCAATATCTAGCGGTCTTGCGCTTTTAGCAGCGCAAGGCACCACGATAAAAAAGGAGAAAACAGACTTTAACGTCAAGAAATTCTTTAGGCCCGGTCGGGTCATCTTACGCTAAATCATATAAGTATATTTGCATATTAGCCCGTAGTGGATTATGCAGAGAGATTATACATCAAAAGGCCAGTCTTCATACCCAGACCCGTTAGCGAGTACTGAGGAAAAGATGAAGCAATCCTATGGCCTTCAGTACGCTAAGGCCATGTACGCCCAGTGGATTGGTGTCGATTACGACAACTCACTCTACGGACGCCGGTTTAAGGAGATGCAGAACAACCGAGACTACGCTCAGGGAACGCAGAACACATCAATATACCGACAGATACTTAGCTCCCTAGATGCTAACAACGCCGACGGGGCGATGCTGACATTGGACTACACCCCCGTGCCCATCATCCCGAAGTTCGTAAGGATTATCGTAAACAAAATCCTATCGCGCAAGCCATACCCACAGGTGCAGGCGATTGACCCTCTGTCAAGAAGCGAGAAGGACAAAAAGAAAAACGCCGCCGTCCTACGTGTCGAGAACAAGGCGATGCTTCAAGAGGCTAAGTCTTTGGGGCTGTCGCTGCGTGTAGACCCAGACTCTTTACCGGACACCCCCGAGGAGACAGAAATCTTCTTGGACACCAACGTAAAGACAGACGCCGAGATTGCCGCACAGCTAGCAACAGAGATGACGCTCACGTGGAATGACTTCGACGACGCCATCTACCGCCGCTGTATCGAGGACCTGGTGACCTGCGGTATCGCCATCACTAAAAGAACCAACGACCCCAACTACGGAATCAAAGAGCAGTATGTAGACCCTGTGTACTTCATCCACAACTACACCGACGACCCCACCCTGTCGGACCTCACATACGCTGGGCACTTCCGCACCGTTACCATCATGGAGTTGAAGAGGCTTGCGGGAAACCAGTTTACCGAGGAGCAATATCAGAAGATTGCCTCCACGGTAATGAACAAGTACGGAAACGACCCGCTTCGATACACCACTCAAGGCGCTGACTATGACTCGCAGGGAAGCCGTTACCGTTATGGCTACGACGACTACAAGGTGCAGATTATGGACTTTGAGTTTATGTCTGTCGACGATATAATCTTTGAGAAGAAGACCTCCAAGTTCGGCAACATCGGGTTCTACCACAAAGGCAACAGCTACAACGCACCCCAGCAGTCGGTGTTCGACCGCGAGGCGGTGTATATGAAGAACGCAACGGTATACGGAGGGATTCTTATTGTAGGAACAGATATGCTGTTCAACTATGGGGTGCAGAAAAACATTCCTAAGAACGCCCACGACATTGCCCGCGCACGCCTCTCATATTCTGCCTCAGCAACGAACCTGCGTGGTATGATTCCAAAGTCGATGGTCTCTAGCGTCATCGGATTCGGGGACATGCTGCAAATCACACACCTGAAGATTCAGCAGTCTATCGCCAAGGCAAAGCCTGATGGATTGATTATCGACATCGAGGGACTTGAGAACGTACAGCTAGGACGCGGCGGAGAGCTACAGCCACTAGAGATTCAAGATATCTACGAACAGACGGGTGTATTCTACTACCGCTCTAAGAATCCAGAAGGTGGTTTTCAGAACCCACCGATTAAAGAGATTGGAAACTCTATCCGTAACATCCAGGAACTAGTTTCACTTTACAACCACTACCTGCGTATGATTCGTGATGCCACGGGCATCAACGAAGTGGTAGACGCGAGCACCCCAAAGGGCGATGCGTTGGTAGGAGTAAGGGAGCAGGCTATCGCCGCCTCTAACAACGCTACCTACGACATCACACATGCCGCTAAGGTGCTATATAAGAAGGTTTGTGACGACATAGTACGCTGCCTACAGGTGATACCTCCAAAGAGCGTTATATACAAGGTTTATACCAATGCCATCGGCGAGACCAATATGGCTGTTCTAAGTTCCTTTGATAACCTGTCGATGTACAACTTCGGCGTTATCGTAATGGGGGAGATGGACGACCGCGCCAAGGTATACCTAGAGCAGAACATCAACATGGCGCTATCTCAAAAAGAGATTGACCTGGAGGATGCCATCGCAATCCGACAGCTAAAAGACCCCGAGCAGGCCGAGAGATTGCTTGTGGTACGCCGCAAAAAGCGTATGAAGTTAAAGATGGAAGAGGCATCACAGCAGGCGCAGCTTACGGCACAGGCTAATGGCCAAGCGGCTCAAGTTGCCGCGCAGGCTAATATGCAGGCCGAGCAGTTAAAGGCTCAGCTAGAGGCGCAACGCATCCAGCTAGAGACTCAGGCAAAAGCCCAGCTTATGGAGCTTCAGCACTCTTACGATATGGAGCTGCAGGCGCTTAAAAATCAAGCTGTTATGGGTGTTGAGTCCACACGCACCCAACTTCAGGAGGCCAATGAGGAGATGAAGGAAAACAGGAAGGACGCTAGGATAGGTAAGCAAGCCCAGGCTCAGTCTAAACTCATCGCCCAGCGTAAAGGAGAGCGTGCTGAACTGGGCCCCGAAGACCTGCGCGATGCAGAAGATATCGCCGAACTTATGCTGTAATTAAAGAAGTAAATTTGTAGTATGTCATCTAGTTCTAATAATTGTAATGTCGTCGCAAACGTAAGCATAGCAACCAGGGTTGATATTGTATGTTGGCGAGGTGACACGTTTGTGCTTACCTCTACCATTGCTGATGTAGATGGTAACGCTGTTGACCTAAGTGTTTACACTTGGAAAATGGAGGTACGAGAATATGATAATGGACCACTAGTTATTCTTAGCACAAACATTACAATTACCGCAACAAACCTCGGTGTTCTTACTGTTACCATTAGTGCCGCAAACATGCTCGTAAACGCAGGAACCTATGTTTACGAAATTCAGGCTACAAACCCAACCCCTAACCCAGATACCGTGACTACATACTTGTATGGTCAATTCACTGTAACTCAAGATATTACTGCAAACTAAAATGGCTGGAGAAGTTGAAATTACCCTACCTGGACCCCTTGTCGTAGAAATTACCAACAATGGGGTTCAACAGCTCCCTGGCTCACCTGGCACCAAGGGGAGCAAGGGCGATGCTGGCCCTAAAGGCCAGAAAGGCCTTGCAGGTAAAGGAGATACTGGTGCTAAAGGAAACACCGGCCCCAAGGGAGACACTGGCGCTGGTACCAAGGGTACCGCTGGTGCTAAGGGCACTACTGGTGCTAAAGGAGCTACTGGTCCCAAGGGAGAACCTGGGGTCGCCGGTAAAGGCGGAGACAAAGGAGAAAAAGGTCAAGACGGTCTTGCTGGCCCTAAAGGTGCTAATGGCGCCAAAGGTTCCACTGGTCCCAAAGGAGAACCTGGTGTTGCTGGTAAAGGCGGAGACAAAGGAGAAAAAGGTCAAGACGGTCTTGCTGGCCCTAAAGGTGCTAATGGCGCCAAAGGTTCCACTGGTCCCAAGGGAGAACCTGGGGTCGCCGGTAAAGGCGGAGACAAAGGAGAGACTGGCGCCAAGGGTGATACCGGTGCTGGTGCGAAAGGTACCACTGGTCCCAAAGGAGACGTTGGTCCCAAAGGAGCTCCTGGTGCTACCGGTAAAGGCGGTGACAAAGGGGCTCCTGGTGATAAAGGAGAAAAAGGTCAGGATGGCATTGCTGGTCCCAAAGGAGCTCCTGGTGCTAAAGGCACCGCTGGTGCCAAGGGCGCCACTGGTGCCAAAGGCTCTACTGGTGCTGCTGGCAAAGGCGGAGACAAAGGGGAAGCTGGCTCTAAAGGAGAAGCTGGCCCCAAAGGAAATGCTGGTGCTAAGGGCGCCACTGGTGCTAAGGGCACTACTGGTGCTAAAGGAGCTACTGGTCCTAAAGGTGAACCTGGTGCCGCCGGTAAAGGCGGAGACAAAGGAGAAAAAGGTCAAGACGGTCTTGCTGGCCCTAAAGGTGCTAATGGCGCCAAAGGTTCCACTGGTCCCAAAGGAGAACCTGGTGTTGCTGGTAAAGGCGGAGACAAAGGAGAACCTGGTGCCAAAGGAGACCCTGGTGCTAAAGGTGCTACTGGTCCTAAAGGTTCCACTGGTCCCAAAGGAGAAGTTGGTGCTGCTGGAAAAGGCGGTGACAAAGGAGAGAAGGGCCAAGACGGTCTTACTGGTCCCAAAGGAGACAATGGTCCTAAAGGAGATATTGGCCCCAAAGGAGACGTCGGTCCCAAAGGAGAAGTTGGTGCTAAGGGTACCGCTGGTGCTAAAGGTGCTACTGGTCCTAAAGGAGATACTGGTCCTAAAGGAGAAGTCGGTGCTGCGGGTAAAGGCGGAGACAAAGGAGAGAAAGGTCAAGACGGCTCTACTGGTGCTAAAGGTTCTCCTGGTCCCAAAGGAGCCACTGGTCCTCAGGGTCCTCAAGGAGATATAGGTCTCACTGGTGCTAAAGGCACTGCTGGCGCCAAAGGCGCTACCGGTCCCAAAGGAGACGTTGGTCCCAATGGCCCTGCTGGTAAAGGTGGTGACAAAGGTGACCAAGGCGACAAAGGACAAAAAGGACGCGACGGCTCTCCTGGTCCCAAAGGAGCCACTGGTCCTCAGGGTCCTCAAGGAGATATAGGTCTTACTGGTCCCAAAGGAGACAATGGTCCCAAAGGAGATATTGGCCCCAAAGGAGATTTAGGTCCTAAAGGAGATGCTGGTGCCAAAGGCGCCACTGGTCCCAAAGGGGAAGTTGGTGCTAAAGGCGCCACTGGGCCTCAGGGACCTCAGGGAGATATAGGCCTGAAGGGCAATATTGGCGCCACTGGCCCCAAGGGTGATTTAGGTCCCAAAGGAGACGTCGGCCCCAAAGGAGATGCTGGTGCTAAAGGAGCTACTGGCCCCAAAGGAGACGTTGGTCCCAAAGGAGCTCCTGGTGCTACCGGTAAAGGCGGTGACAAAGGGGAAAAAGGAGAGAAGGGCCAAGATGGCGCTACTGGCCCTAAGGGTACCGCTGGTGCCAAAGGTGCTACCGGTCCCAAAGGAGACGTTGGTCCCAAGGGAGATGCTGGCGCTAAAGGAGCTACTGGGGCTAAGGGTGCTACTGGTCCTAAAGGAGATGTTGGTCCCAATGGCCCTGCCGGCAAAGGTGGTGACAAAGGAGAAAAAGGTCAAGATGGTCCTACTGGAGCACAAGGTCCTAAAGGAGATGTTGGGCCCAAAGGAGAAGTTGGTGCTAAAGGCGCCACTGGTGCCAAGGGCGCTACTGGTCCTACTGGTCCTACTGGTGCTAAGGGCAATGCCGGTCCTCAAGGTGACACTGGCAGTCAGGGCAACACTGGTCCTACTGGTCCTCAAGGAGCACAAGGTGCCAAGGGCAACACTGGCGCTCAAGGTCCTGCTGGTCCTACTGGTCCTCAAGGAGCTCAAGGTCCCAAAGGTGATATTGGTCCTCAAGGCCCCCAAGGCGCTCAAGGTCCTACTGGTGGTAAAGGCCAAAAGGGCGCTAATGGCTCTCAAGGCGGTCTAGGCCCTCAAGGAGGGAAGGGAAATCTTGGTCCTCAAGGTGAACCTGGTAATAATGGTGCTAAGGGCCAAAAGGGCGCTAATGGCTCTCAAGGCGGTCTAGGCCCTCAAGGAGGGAAGGGAAAT